CACAGTTCTACATACGGAACAGGTGGCGGCGGTGGTACCGGAATTAACGGACAGGGTAATAACGGTGCCTGTGGTAGCCCATACAACGGTCACAGTACAGGAACAGGCGGCCAATTTGGATCAAACGGCACTTGCGGTATTTCAGGCGAACCTTGGGCAAACGGCCAAGGACACGGCTATAACTGCGGCGGCAATTACGGCGGCGGCGGTGGCGGCGGTGGTACATCACATGGCGGTGGTTGGGGCGGCAAAGGCGCTGTTCGAATTATTTGGCCTGGCGCAACTCGAACATACCCAAACAATGCGGGTTAAAATTTTTAACATAAGATAGAACGGAGATTTATTAATGTCATTATACACATACATCGATGAAAGTGGTGAACCGATAGGACCGCCACTTGTACACGAAAACGTTTATAATTTATTTGCTACCATGAACAATGACGGTAGCATGGTTTATCAAGAGATAACACCTGAATTACTAGCAACACGAAATTTAGTAGAAATCAAAAACAGTGCTCCGCCGTTCCCGGAAGAATGGGAAGATATCCAACCCGGTGATATTGTAAAAACCGAATCTGGTCAAGTTGAACAACTGTGGATTAGAAACGAGTTAACTCCAGCAGAAAAATATCGCCGTTGGGTACACGGCCACAGATTACGTAAATTTATGATGTGCGATTGGACTCAATTAGCTGATACTAGCTTGACAACAGAAGAAAAAGCAGCCTGGGCCGCTTATAGACAAGCTCTTAGAGACATGACAGATAATATAGATTTTAGTCTAGTTAAAAGTCATCTCGGAGTTGTATGGCCTGTTCCACCTTGGGATCCTGATCAAAAATGGAGCGCAGTTACTAACCCGTAATCGTTCCAACAATAAGCCAAGCGACACTTATACGTCGAGGAACAGAGGACTCTATATTTTTATGTGAGTCCTTTGATTTTAATAAAATACCGCTGTTAGCCACATGCGGTATTTTTATGTCTTTAAATTCAGTACCACCGTCGGATTCGTTGATATAATAAATCAAAGTGAAGTGATTATCTTTACTGTGATCAGTATGCCACCCCATGGTCATGCCAGGAGTATAAAAATTTAAAATACATCGGTTAAGTCTTTCGAACTTAAACCAATCTTTATTCTGATACACCCAATAGTCTAATGCATATTTTAAAGATTCGACATTGCGCCAATCTTCGTAGTTTCTTTCTTCGTCAAATATCATCTTGGCAAAGCATGATTTATCAATATCTCCGTGATATCCGCCATTACCTGGAAAATGCCATTCTATCGCAGGGTTTAATGTTTGGTTTAATACTCGATTATGTAACCAAGCGGGTAGCATGTTATCATAATGTTTAATCATTTAAGTACTACTCCTTTTATAACCCAACTTACACTAATTCTTCTTGGTTGGTTAGATGCGATAGGGCGATGTCTAGTATAAGAATCAAAGAATACTCCGGCATTTTCTTTGTGTAAAATTTGTCGATCTTCAAATTCAGTTCCACCGCCACCATCGTTTACATAATATAATAAGCTATATAATCCCGGCATATTATAAGTGTTATCGGTGTGCCAAGCAGTTTGTTGTCCTTTAGTGTAAAAGTTCATCATACATCTGCCTAACTGCTCTATTCTAAACCAATCTTTATTTTTATCTAACCAATCATCTAACACATAAGTTAACGAATCTACATTGTTCCAGTTGACAACATTGTTTGCTAGATTAAAAGCACACCTACCAAAACAAGCATCGTCTAAATTTACATCGGCCGCGCCGAATGTTGGAAAATTCCAATCTAATCCTGGATTTAACAGTTGGTCCTTGGCCCGTGCATGTAGCCAAGGAGCAGTAAATTCATCAAAGTATTTTATCATTGTATATTAAAGTAATTATATCCTAGCATTTCTTCCCACTCGACCCAATGCTTAACTAACCATCGACTAACAATCTTGTTGTCTAAAACAACACCGTCCCTGTGACAACGTCTAACTTCTTCAATAGTAGCGTGCCATCTTTGATTATTTTTTAATTTTTCTGCGGAGGTTTTTTTAGTGATACTCCAAAACTTACTGTCAAACGTACTTCCACCGTGGTAAACGTAATGTATAAAGTTTTCAATATCTTCAGCAGCCCCGAGTAGATCTGCATTTACTTGGTCTAAAGACAAATTATTATGTATGTAGTCGAAGAAATATCGCATGACTGTTTCGTAAAAGAATCCAGAAGTCGCTTCCATCGGTTCGAAAAATAATGCTCTATTTCCATTTTTAAGAATACGTCCGTCGAAGAATTGTTTAGCATGATAATTTGTAAAAGTAAACTCTCGTAAGTTTAAATCTTTTTTACCAAAAATTTCTTCTATGTCAGCAACAGCTTCCTCTCTTGTAGTTATATTGTCGTTAAACAAATAACCCCACCCTTGACGAGTTTTTAGCGGAAGTCCAAACATCCAACCATTTTTAGTAGCTTGATTAACAGTAGTTTGCCAAGTGCCAGGTTCTGGAATGATATTAATTAAAGCATGATTAACTGGCATACCGTCTAATACTTTGTATTCACTGAAATTTTCAGGGTATCCGCGACAATCAATTACATAGTCATAGTAATAATTAACATTATCTACAGCAACTTCAGCTAGATTTCCTATATTTTTAAGGCTAGTAACCCGACCTTCTACAACCTTAAATTTATTGCCCCATATTTTTTCAAATCTACTAAAGCAAAACTCTTTTAATTTAAAATTATTAAAGTGTATAGCATAACTAGGTGGTTCCATTACCGCATTAAACGGCTCCTTGCGCCAGTTTTTATATGTTCCACCTAGTTTAATTGTGGCATCTAATTCGTCGGCATCGTTTAGTAAACTAAAGTGTGCGCCTAAGTACAAATTCAAAGGCATGTCTGGAGTTGAGCTTTCACCGATGCCTAATATTTTAATGCTAGGATCGTATATTGAAGTTATTTCAACATCTTTAGGTAGCCAGCCGAGCAAGTGACATAACGAAGTTATGCCAGCAGTACCTACACCTAAGACAGCTATTTTCATACGTTTTTAACTGTAATTAATTTATTAAATTCTGGTAGGAACAAATATTCAATATCGGAATTTTGTAAAGTCCAAATAGCATCCTCTAGTGTTTCAACTAACGGCTCACCGCCTAAGTTAAAGCTAGTATTAAACAAAATAGGGCACCCTGTTGTAGTATGGAATTCTTTGATTAAATTATAGTAGTGTAAGTTCTGGTCTTCGGTAACTGTTTGTATACGACAAGTGCCGTCTACGTGAATAATGCTTGGGATCTTTTCAGCAATACCAGGTTGGCAGTTAACAGCATACATCATAAATGGACTATCTTCCATGCCGCGCAAGTCAAACCATTCTTTAGCATACTCTGCTAAGATACTACCAGCAAACGGTCGGAAATATTCACGATGTTTCACGCTATTGACAAAGTCTTTGCCATCCTCGAACCGAGGATCAAACATAACGCTTCTATTTCCTAGAGCACGTGGTCCGTTTTCGCTGGAGCCTTGGAACATAGTAACGATATTCTTCTTAGTTAGTAACTCTACAACATCACTATATGTGGCATCCTGTATGTCAACACCCGGTTGGAAGGCAATATCAACAACTTGTTCGGTAGTGTAAGTATGCTTAGGACCTAAATATAATGTATTGTGTACACCAGGAGTAGTGCTACCAGTTAAACTATACCAATACAGCAAGGCAGCTCCGATAGCAGTACCAGCATCATTGCTTATAGGTTCAACATAAAAGTTAATTCCTTCGTCTTTAAGAGCTTGTAAGTAGTGATAATTAGCAACACAATTTAATCCATATCCTCCGCTGAGCACAACATTCTTACTACCGCTCATGTCAACAGCTTGTCGAATTAGTTTAACAACTTGCGCTTGCGTTTGAGTTTGACAAGCATAGGCCAAATCTCGTCTATTTTCCAATAATGTAACATCGTTAGAGTTGTGCTGATCTAAGAATCCAAACAATCCAGTATTAATTATAGCACCGTTAGGGTATGTCGGTACAACAATATTTCTATTAGCCAATGGAGCAATACTAGCATCATCAAACAAAGGAGGAATAGCTGGATTATCTTTCCCATACGGAAATAAACCCATGGTCTTACCAGCTTCAATAGGACTCCAACCGCAGTATTGAGTTACTGCCTCATATGTTTTAGTAATTCCAGCACGGTCTGTAATTAAAGCCAAGTGTGTTTTTCCAGGCTCGTTGTATATACTGCTGTCAAAGTCTCTAACTAATTGACCTGCCGCTGGCCCACGCATACCAATGTGTTTATACAAGGTTGTGAAATAGCTTGGGTATTCACAGTTATATAAACTTTCTGTTTCCCATCCTGTAACAGTTTCATTACCAATAGTAAGAGGAATAAATGTACCAGCACCGTCAACAATAACTGCTACAGCCTTATCAAATCCTGAACGGTAAAACGCACAAGCGGCGTGTAGTTTGTGGTGTATATGGCTTAAATCGATTACTTGCGGGTGATTATAAAGGTCGGCTTTTCGGTCAATTAATCCTACCTTACGTGCTAGTCCTGTATAGACATCATCTCCAGTAAAGTCAATTTTACCGGCAGTATCTTTTAGGCTTTGTGTGTGGGCAATTACAATATAATCTAGTTTATCGGTATAGTCAAGAATTTTTAATATAGCGGCAAGTGGGCCGCCGTCGTATTTGTGTCTACTCAAGCGTTCTTCTTCGATGGAAAATACTACTTCTCCATCTTTTAATAAACATACACTGGCATTATGTCCTCTTGTAACTCCAGCAATCCATAAAGGTTTTGTATTCATAGGTCTCTTATTTTAAAATTAAATCAGCTCCGGACATACTAGTGTGTATGTCGCCACGGGCAAATGTGTTAAACGCAATGCTTAATCTATCCTTATCGCTTTCATTAGTTTTTACATAATGAAATAACTTAGACGGAAATAAAATAATATCCCCGTCTTCGACAGGTATAGTCCATTCGTTAGAGTTAAACGGAGTAAATTCCGAAGGCTTAAACGATAACACGTAAGGCGAATCTATTCTATTAAATGATATAGTTGGCTGTATATAACTTGATTTAATATACAGTACTCCACTAACTATACTATTTGTATGATTGTGTATAATATGTTGATCAGCAGGTTTGGTTAAGTTTTTCCAGGAATTTGTAAGATACAACTCCCAGGAAACTTTCATTATTTCTTTAACATACAAATCTACGTGCTGTTCAAGCTCAGATTTTAACGATTCTAACCCATTCGAATTTAAAAAATATGGGTCTTGACTAGTATGGTTTCCTAAGGCTTGTTTCTTCACAGGATAATTATGTATCACATCCAACTCGGCAGTAGTCAACGGTCTAAATTTAGACCTATATAATGCTTGGGGAAATAAAGAAATAATTTCGTATGACATTATACTTTTGAAATATTTGCTTCTATTGAATTGACAATTTTATCAAAATCTTTATCTGACAATACCATTAATTTTTCGTTGTTGGAATCAGCGATTTCATCGTAGCACATGCGAATTGGGCTATATGCTTTACGGCCTTCTCCTAAATCAATAATATTAACTTTTTTATTATTTGTATATGTTACATTTTCTTTGAATGTAGATCCTAATACAACTGTGGTAGGAGTATCAACGGATACTGCCATATGTTGCCCTACGCTGTCACATCCGATAAAGTAACTAGACGCTGCAATAAGTCCAAGCCACCTGCGCAAGGTCATTCCAGTCAGTTGCGGAACAACTTCATCACACCCTAGTGCTTTAAAATCAGTTTGCTTTTCGTCCATGACAATTACACAATATTTCTTCTGTAATCTTTTAATTAATTTTGCAGCCTGCTCGTTAGAAAACGACCTGCCGCCCATATCTAAACCAGTAATGCCAGAATGATTATGTACATTAGACCCACGTCCAAACGGCTGGAATACAATAGCTTTCTTATTGTTAAAATCTTTACGAATTTTGTTAGCTGTTTCTATCCCACCCAGGTGCTCTTCGGTAGATAGTACCATAGTCGGCTTTGGCAAATCTCTAAGTCCTTTGTTATTAATAACAATATCGAATGCTTGAGCAATGCTAGCTTGTTGATTATAGTATTCCCATACTTGATAAGGCTCTGGACAAACAAATTTCATATTTTTTATCTTGTCTTCAAACAAGTTTCTATGAGTATGTTCGTAAGAACGTTTATATAATGTTGGATGGCCTTTGAACAAATCTAAAAATCCTTCAGCAATAATAATAAAATTATCATCTGGATTCTCTTGTTCGTACAATTCTAGCGCAGGAATAGAGCACATAACCCTGCCTGCGCCACCATTAATTAAAAATGCTGTATTTCTTTTCATGTTATATCTCTAAGTATGTTAGGTGTTCTTTCTTGCCAAGCGTCCCTTTTACAAAAATGTTAAAGGCTATACTAATCCTATTATAGCACGAATTATGGGATTGTACACCATGTAGAAGTCCAGATGGAAACAGTACAATTCTATTATCGGCTACAGGAACTTCCCATTTATCACTATTCCAAATAGTATGTTCAGTTTCATAAAATTTAAAAAACGGACGGTGTTCGTTGTAAAATACTATATGGTCATTTTCTACAGTTTGTAAATAAAATACACCACTAAACAAACAGTTAGTATGAAAATGTTGATGATGTTCAGTGCCCGCCGGATTCTTGTTAGCCCAGGATTGTGTAAGACATAACTCCATTGAAGATATATCCCATTTTAAGATATCTGCGGCATAAAATTTTACACTATCTAATATCATTTGTTTTACCTCTTTGAATTCTTCTAAATTTAAAAGTTCTGTATTTAAACTGGTAAAATTTCCGCCGCGGTTTGGTCTATATTCTAATGTATTTTCGCAATATTCTACTAAACTGGTAAATTTAGGTTTGTCTGAGTCTACGGATAATACAGGCTTAGAAAATAACGGATACAAGTCAGTCATTGCCATGTACATAGCCTTTTAAATATTCTTCTAAGGTTGGAGATCTATCTGCCGCTGCCTGCCATTTTTCTTGTAGGAATTTTCTTCTAAAAACAAACTCGTCAACACGTCGTTTTGGATCTATTCCAAAAACATGCTGGGAATGAATTAAATTTAGTCTGTTCATTACAAAATAATTTAATCCAGTAGCAATACAATGTATGCCTCCAGGAAGTGGATGGGAAAAACTAAAGTATTTACTACGAGCTAGTCCGCTAAATGACGCATTTAACGTAGCTTCTCGATTAGGCATGCCTGGATCGAATGTTTTCTTAGAAATAGCTTGCCAGTAATTAGTATCGTCTCTTGCGCTTAACGCATAGTGTAGTACAACAAAGTCTTTCATGTTAACAAATATATCGCCGGAGGCCATGTTATAGCCGTCTCTGTCCCATTGACTGGTATGCGGGCGATCCAATGCTGAAACTAATAACATTAAAAATTCATGTACTGTAAACAAGCCATTGCTTTCTAAAGGTTCAATAAACCCAGCACTTAGGCCAATGGCGACTACATTTTTAACCCACGTGCGTTCGTGTATACCAATACGCATTTTAATATCTCTGAAGACTAAGTCGTCGGTTACACGATTAGGATTATGTACAGACATCTTTGATGAATTTAAATGATCTTTAAATTCCTGTAGAGCATCTTCTGGACTGATAAACTTATCGCTATAAACATAGCCTGTACCAATGCGCGACCATAAAGGAATGTTCCAAACCCAGCCGTGGCCAATAGCAGTACAGTTGGTATACGGTTCTAGTTCTTTAGACCTATCAGTATAAGGTAGTTGTACTGCCCATGCTCTGTTATTAGGTAGTTGGTCAGCAAATGACGTAAATGGCTCTTTTAGTGCTTCGCCGAGTAGCATACTTTTCCAGCCGGTGCAATCAATGAATAAATCAGAAGTAACAACTTCTCCAGATTTAAGTGTTAATTTTTCAATTCCATCGTCGTTAGTTGTTACGTTAACAACTGTGTCTGCGATATGCTTAACACCTCTGGGTAAACAATAGTTATTTTTCAACCACTGACCGAATAACATGGCATCGAAGTGATATGCTACGTCAGTGTCTTCGCGGAAGTCATCTATATCTCCGTCTTTATTTTGACTATACTTGTTGCCTTCCACTAACGGCATCTGCGCAAACCAGGTCCGGCAATAATCGTCAACAGGAGTATCGGGGTAAACAATTTTTTTTGCTTGCCACTCGTTTATTCCTTCAGGCGCATCGGATAAAACAGGCTTGCCAAATGGATAATGAAAAGCTCCTGCGTCTTTGTCATAAAAATCTGTAAATTTAATACTAAGTTTGTAAGAAGCATTGGTATACTTCATAAAATCTTTTTCATCAATGCCCAGCGCATGGGTCCAATTTCTAATACCGCCCAGTGTGCTTTCACCGACGCCTACAATCGGAACGTCCGGACTCTCGATTAAAACAATTTCGCGTTCGGGAAAAAATCGAATCATAGTAGCCGCTGCCATCCATCCAGCAGATCCGCCACCCAAAATTGTAATTTTCTTTATATGTTTTGCCATGGTTTTTCCTTGTTTGTATAATTTATCTGAATTCATAAGCCTTGCGGCTCGGATATGATATATATTGTGCTATAATTGAGGATGGTCTATGGTCGATGACAGTAAAATAATGGTTGATTTTCGAGAACTTCCAACGTACGGAGTGCTACTGGCACAAGTTCCGCAACCCATTATGGACCAATTAAAATCAGAAATTGATAAAATGATAGCAAACAACTTTGCCGGAGAGTTTGATTATCGGCAGTTGTTATTAGGTCATATGTCGCACGAATTTGGCCTAACAGATTCTATTCCAGTGTTAGAACCGTTCCTGCTTCACATGTCTTCTTTGTATAATCAAAAATGGAATTACTATCAAGGACTAGATGAACAATATAACGGCGTTGGCGAAAAGCAATTAAAGTTAGTAGACTTGTGGGTTAATTTTCAAAAGAAACACGAATTTAATCCGCCACATACACATACTGGAATTATGAGTTTTGTAATATGGGTGAAGATACCTTATGATTTACAAGAAGAACTTAAAGTTTTTCCTGAGATTAAAAGCGGCCCTACTAGAACTAGTAAATTTACTTTTCACTACACTAACGTCCTGGGACAATTACAACATTATACATTAGATGTTGATAAATCTTTTGAAGGTAACATGGCAATTTTTCCGTCGCATTTAAATCATAGTGTAAATCCTTTTTATACATCAGACGAATATAGGATTTCCGTTGCTGGAAATATCAGATTAGTATGATTAATTTACTTACAAATTTTAGAGATTTACCAAACATTGGAGTGATAGAAGTAAAAGTGCCTGATGATATAATGGCAGTATTAACCACATCTATTAAAAAAATGATGGCGGAGAATTTTACATCTGCTGTCGGATATCAACAAAATTTAGTGGGCCATTTAGAAAAAGAATTCCTGTTGGACCAAGCATGCCGAGATGCGTTAGAGCCAATGGTTATAGAAGTTGGCAACATGTATGAAGAACGATGGAATTACGCAAGTCAAGTTGACACTGGGGGGTTTACTACAGCAACTCCAGGTTTAGCTTTACAAAACTTGTGGGTCAATTTTCAAAAGAAACACGAATTTAATCCTACACACACTCATACTGGAATTTATAGTTTTGTAGTATGGATGAGAATTCCTTATCGACTAACAGATGAAGAAAGTTATTTTCCTGCAATAAAAGATACTGCACAAAAAACTTCAAAATTTACATTTCACTACAGTAATATTTTAGGAATGAACAGCGCATTTAGTTTGCCTGTTGACCAAGACTGGGAAGGTAAAATGTTATTTTTTCCAGCCGCACTAACACATGGCGTGTACCCTTTTTACACCTCAGACGAATATCGTATATCCGTTGCTGGTAACCTTAAACCGAACATAACATAATGAAACAAATTAATAACGTATGTATTTTTGGAGGTGGTACTGCTGGATGGATTGCGGCATTATCTATCAGTAAAACATTTCCAGAATTTCAAGTAACAATGATACTGCCAACTCAGTATTCTAATATAGGAGTTGGTGAAAGTACGCAGGATAATTTAATAACTCTTATTGCCGAAACTGGAATAAATTTTAAAGATTTTCTTGAAAAAACAGATGCTACAATAAAACATGGAATTTATTATACCGACTGGAATACTGTAGGAACAGACTACTGGCATCCGTTTTCGTCTATATCAAATACAGGATTTTATACAGATGCGCATAAGTATCATTATTTTAATCAAAAAGATCCAGTTAATTACCCGAGACACGATTATTATAAAACAGTGCATGCCGATTACGAACGTTGTGTAAAAAATAATATGTCAACTCCTGACGGCATATACGGCATTCATATAGACGCAGATAAAGCGGCAGCATACATACGTAATTTTTTAAAAGATTCAATTAATATTATTGAATCCGACGACGTTGAAGTATTCTCCGACGGTGAAAATATTCAAAGTATTCGTTGTGGAACGCAGTCTGTAACTGCCGACTTGTTTGTAGACTGTAGCGGATTTAGCCGTAAACTTATTGGAACTATCGACGGAGTAGTTGAGGACGGATACGAAGGTAATGTAAATTCAGCCTTGTTCATGCGTTTACCATATGTTGATAAAATGAAAGAAACAATTCCGTATACGCAGGCAAGTGCCACAAAGTACGGATGGATATGGACCATTCCTTTAGATACCAGATTAGGCACTGGGTGTGTTTATAATGATAAATTTTGTACTGATGAAGAAGCAGAACAATTATTTAGAGAGTACTGGGGAGTGGAACGTACTCGAGATATGGAAATTAAAAAGATTAGTTTTCATAGCGGATCGTTGAAAAACCCATGGAAAGGTAATTGTGTAGCAATTGGTCTAAGTAGCGGTTTTGTAGAACCGCTCGAAGCTACAGGAATTGCTTGGTTTATTACCAGTTGTAATGTTTTAAAATTTGTATTACAACACAGGTACTATGATGAAGATATTGCTAACAGATATAATTGTAATGTAAGACAATTTGTAGAAGATGTACAAGATTTTATTGATACACACTACATGTTAAGTGAACGTAGAGATTCAGAATTTTGGAAGTATCAAACAAGTAAACCACGTTCTGCTAGATTATTAGCAAGATTAGAAACTTATCGTAGATTCTTGCCCAATAAAAATAATCGTGTTAGAGATCATGGCTTCTGGGCATTTAACGATGTATCCTGGCTTGATATTTTAACAGGGTATAACTTTCAATTTAACCAGATAAAATTATAATGTTCTTTTTTAAAAAATCAAAAGTTGTCTTAGACTGTTACACATATGATCCAATCATAGCACAAACAGCTCCTATACAACCGTCTTTAAAGTTTTATCCACAGTGGCTACGTAAAATTCCCAGCGAGCGCATAGAAGAAAAACGCCTCCCTGATTCGGATGCTGTTCATCGTATCCCTTCAGGAACAATTAAAGGCTGTCCTGGAGTAGTTGATTATTTTAAGACTGGGGTTATGGCTCCGTTATGGACTGATGTTAGTATTGCTATTAACCCAGATGGGAAGTACACATTTGCCAGCGCCGATAATCCTTTTAAATTGGAAAGTCATTGGCCCGGACAGTGGGACGGTTTTCAAGGATATCAACATGTAAAAATTGTATTTCCTTGGCATATCGAAGAAGCAACAGGTGTGAAATTTTTGTTACAAAAACCAATGTGGACCAGTAACGACAATCCAGTATTAATTAATAAATTTGTTTCGGCTGGCGGAGTGATTGACTTTAAGAGCCAACATTGCTTACACTTGCATGTATTTGCGGAATTACCACAGTTTAGGCAAGAGTTTATTTTAGAATTAGGAACACCGTTAATACATCTAATTCCGTTAACAGAAAAAGAAGTTGATGTTCGAACTCATATCATAGATGAAATGGAGTGGATTAAGCGTACACAAACATCAACAGGCGCAAAAACTTTTATGAAACAAAGTTTAAAACGAGATATGATGATCAAATCAGTAGAAGAAGGATGTCCTTTTAAATGAGAATTTGTATAGTAGGCAGCGGAACTGCCGGGCTTGTATCAGCTCTAATTATGAAAACACGGTTTCCTTCCTATCAAGTAGACATTGTCTGCTCTAAGCGCATAGGCATTATAGGTGTAGGAGAAGGCTCCACTGAACACTGGTCGGCATTTGCCGAGTTTGTAGGAATTAATACTGGAGAAATGATTACTAAATGTAATGCCACTATGAAAATAGGCATTGTATTTAAAGACTGGGGCGTTCCTCCGTACATGCACAGTATACAAGACGGTTACAACTTAGTATGGAATAAAAAATATCCTTTTATCTACGGAAAATTAGTAAGCGACGAAGAACCGTCGACAAAGCTATCCGGGGAAATCTTTTGGGATAATAAGATTCAAAAATGGTTTTTGGAAAATAATCAAACTCCAGTAGCACAATATCACTTTGATACATTTAAACTTAATGATTACTTAACAGATATCGCACTAGACAGGGGTATCGCTATATACCACGATGAAATTATAGATGCTACGTTAACCGCAGACGGTGAACTAGATCAACTTATTAGTCAAGATGCTAGTTACGATTACGATTTTTACATAGATTGTACAGGCTTTAAAAAATTCCTAATTAGTAAATTAGGAGCAAAATGGGTGTCTCACAAAGAATACTTAAAAACTAACAGCGCAATTGTATTCCAAACGCCCGACACTGATAATTACAACATGTGGTCGTTGGCTAAAGCCATGGACTATGGCTGGTTATTTCGAACTCCAGTATTTGGCAGGTGGGGCAATGGATACATTTATGATAGCGAATTCCTAACACCTGAGCAAGCTAAAGCAGAAGTAGAACAAGTTTTAGGACACGAAATAACCATAGGCCAACATATTACCTACGATCCAGGTGCCCTTGATCAAGCCTGGATTAAAAATTGCTGTGCTATTGGTTTAAGCAGTAGTTTTGTAGAACCCTTAGAAGCTAGCAGTATTGGAGCTAGCATACAACAATGTTTTATGTTGATGAATCGTATTGTAAATTATAATCAGTCTTCTATAGAAAAATATAATGAATCATTTAGAGACATTGTAGAAAATATTCGAGATTTTATTACATTACATTTTGTATGCCCACGGAGAGACACTGCGTTCTGGCGTAAAGTTGCCAAAGTTAAACTACCTAGTAGCCTAGAACAAAATTTAAATGTTTGGCGCGAACACATGCCAATCGAAGATGATTTTGAGAAAATTTCAAAATCAGTATTGTTTAAAGAATTACATTTTATTTTTATTTTACACGGACTACAGTTGTTTGATCCTGACAAAATTAAAGAAGAATATGTGTCAATACCTGCCGGTACACAGGAGTACGCTGAACAAGTTATTAGCGAATTAACAACAACAAATTCTTCTAATCAAGAACATACAATAACACACAAGCAAATGTTAGAAGCTATTAGGAATTATCAATGACTTATAAAATTGTAGTAGTCGGTGGAGGAACTGCTGGCGTTATGATTTCAACGTATCTTAAATCATACTGGCAAGACTCTGCTGACATTACCATGGTATACGACCACAAACGCCCTGGCATTGGTGTGGGGGAAAGTTTAACACCTGTATTTGACTCATATTTAAAACGTGCGGGCGTTAGTACAGTTGACCTAATTAAAAACTGTCATGCTACAATTAAATTAGGATTAAAATTTAAAAATTGGACTCACGAAGGTAGTGAATGGTACCATAGTTTTCCTTTGAATAATGCTATTGCTCAAGTGCCAGCGTTATTGTATGAATACGGTGCTGTAGACGCTTACGATATTGCTAATAAACAATTTGATAACGGTTATAATTATGGGCCGTTTTATTTTAAAAATAATCTTATACCTGATGCTAATAATTTAGCATATCGCCATGCTCTACATATTGATGCCACATTAGTTAGTAAGTACATTGAAAACATATTCAAGGACAGATTAACTATTATAGACGGAATAGTAGAACAAGTGGAAGTATTAGAAACTAGAGATATAAAATCTATTACTCTACAAGATGGTCGTAGGTTAACCGCAGATGTGTTTATTGATGCTAGCGGCTACGAGCGTGTGTTATTCAAACATTTAAAATCTGAGTGGGTAGATTGGTCGGACCAACTGATCACTGACCGGACGATTCCTAACCCGTTGTTTAAAGATTTTGACACAATTCCTCCTTACACTACTGCGGAAGCAACGCCTAACGGTTGGATATTAGATGTACCATTAAGTAATAGAAAGGGTACAGGCTATGTGTATTCAAGTAAGTTTACCACTGACCAAGAAGCTAAAGAAAATTTCAATCAGTGGTTGTTAAAAACATACAATGTTGAACTTGCCAGCGACCGTGTGATTAGTTTTAAAAACGGATTCCACAAAGAGCAATGGATTGGCAATTGTATAGCAATGGGACTAGCTTCTGGATTTGCCGAACCGTTAGAAGCAACTAGTCTACATCATCTAATGATAGAAATTGATCAGTTTACAAGAGTCTATCGTGGTAAAGTTTTAGAATTTGATCGTCAACGCTATAATGAATTTTTAGAAACAATGTATACAAACACTTTTAAATACATTAGATTCTTTTATAACACAGGACGTAGAGACAGCGAATTCTGGCGTTACTTAGATGATAACAAACCTGATTGGCTACAGGCCTATGAAGATAAAGCCAAGCATAGTTTCTTTACCTTGTGGGACGTTCCTAACAATCAATTTATGTTTGAATCAACCGCATTCAATTGTGTAGCATACGGTCATGGTATGTTTAAAGACAACAAATCGCTTATTGATTTTCTAAAATCACAGGCTATATTAGAACCTACCCAAGAAGTGTCCAACAGAATTAAACAGACTAAACGTGAATTAGAAAAATTTGCTATTGATCACAAACAATGGATCAAGTCTATATTAAATCAATAATATCAAATACTGTTTGTAGTTTTGTTTTAATAGTTTTGTTGGTAAAACTATTACGCAGGCCTTGATGTAAGGGTTTTGGAGCGTTATCCAATGTTACCCATGCCCATCCCATGTGTTCATCGCTTAAGGTTGGTAGGAATTCTTTTTCAACTACGCACAAGTAGGTGTGGAAATTAAAAACTGTATCGTTGCTGACAAAAGTTTCTAAAGGAATTGTCTTTAAGATTTTAGGTATTGCGCCTATTTCTTCTTGTACTTCTCGCTGTAAACCTTGCCAGGGATTTTCGTCTTCGTGGTTTGTACCACCAACAAGTCCCCAGGTGCCAGAATGTTTACCATGAGCTTTTTGTAACAATAAAAATCTGTGAGTTGACTTAGCGTATACTAATGCGCCACTACACACAATTTTATCTGTTACAGTTCTATTCTCCATGTTCCTGGTCCATACTCGCCTTCAAACGATTTAATCCACATAACGCCGTTCCACAAGTACTGAACGCCTGTATATATATTCGTTTGCCACACCATCCAGTCTTCTTCTTGAGCAAAGGCTGCATTAAAAATAACAATCCACTTGGTGCCGTTCCACTCGATGATATCGTTGGCTTTAGCTATTAAGTCGCTGTCATCGTCACCTTTCCAAGCATCGGCACCGTCTGTATTTCCTGTATCGCCTATGTCCTCAATAATAAGATACCGCATACCCGAAGTTGGGTTGGGTAAGCCACTGCCTCGCGGACCTTTTAACTGCGGATCTATAATAGCGTCAAAAGTACCCGGACTACGAGTTCTATAATTGGGTCCAGCATTGTAGCCTGTTTCATCAAACTCTTTAATAATACCAGCAGAATTTATTAAGTAATCAGATACTAGAGTATCAGCATCCCATACAATATTTAAAAGTGTATCGTCTAGCGGATTTACAGCTATCGTTCCAATAACGTATGTTCCGTTTTTTTGTTCTAAAAATAATCTACTAGACCCGGCAACAAACTTTCCCGGCCAGCTAACAAATAGATCTTCCCATCTAATAGGAGCACCATTACGTTGAGGAATTTCTAAAGTTGGTTCTCTTGGAGTAAATCCTTCGTTGGATTTTAAAAGTATTGCTTGACTATTATATACTAGGATAAGGTTATTAGTAATACTAATTTTGTCTCTTGACAAGGCAGTTTCCAAAGTTACCGTGTCTCCTATCATAGGTTGACCTAATCCGTTAATATACGACTCGGCATCTGTATTAGAATTTTGATAGATATTATTAATGATACTAGTAATAACGCCAAGATGTTTGACCTTAACAGGCGGACTAATCCAAATAGGAGTATCTAGTGTAAGCGTAGCAACGTCAATGGGCGTGTCTGTACCAACTGGAACTGCTTTACTAGACCAGTTAACTGTTCCTAAATTTAATACGCTAAGGCTTGTCCAGTCGATATAGTTGTCAGTTGTTTGAATTTCTAAACTAGGGTTAAATAAAACTAACATTTGTTCTAATACTTGTAACTTTTGATCTGTGTTAGCGGTCCAAATATCTACCTTCATTGTCAGTTTAAATGGAGTGGGCATTAACCTTTCAACTGTATAGTTTCGACCCTGCCCTTGGGTGTACGTTCCAGTGTCATCAACACTACGTTCTCTAAAATTCATTTTTCCAATATAACTAGAGTCGCCTAGTCGTTCCTTGTCCATATCTAATCCGGTTATGTATACACTAATTCTAGGAACGCTATTAATTTTATTTTCACTATTGTTTCGTACAATATTGGCAACTTGCCTATCAGCGTCCCCGTACATAACTGGAATACGTACGAGAGTACCGTCTCCATACTTGACTACAAAGTTGCTCAGGACACGGATTGTCTGAGTCAAATATCGTCTTATTTGTCCGTCGTAAAAATGTTGCATTATAGATCTGCCCTAGGTTTAAGTGCCTTGCTAAGACTCTGGCGTACTGGATCTCTGTTAGCACATAAACTAACTCTCCACAATCCTGCTTTTGGAATTGCCTGTTGTATTTCGTTTATAATTGGCATTGTAATTCTAAGTTTGCCAACATTGTCGCTTAGTATAGTACTGTAATCTGTCAGAGGGTCTGCCGGAACTGAAGACACTGAAGTTGGATATCCGCTTTCTTTCAATTCGAATTTTAGCGCAAGGAACTTGGCTAATGTAAGATTAACATCCGCATAGTTAATAGTAGTATCGATGACAGTAGCATTAGCGGCAATTTGTACAAAGTCACTAATAAACATATCGTTGTAGATAAATTCGTCATTATTAATAAAACTAGTCTTCAATGTTTGACGTTGGTCATCATTGGTCATTGTCATACGTACAGCATCTTCAACTTTAATCCACTTTGTACCATCGAATCGGAACAGTCTATTAGGCAAGAAATCAGTGCGTAAAAAGAAATCATCCTGAACAGCTTGTATTGGAAACTGTATCCCATGACCAAAATCGTAACCGTTAGTGGGGAAACCGTCTCCTACCAAATAGCCAGTATATCCCGAGCGAGCTGGCACTCCGTTATTTGAACTAACGTTAGTGTTTGAAATATTACTTGCGTCTAATGTTGTTTGGTCCGCAGTTTCTAAAACAGCTTTTCCAGTATTAGGATCGACTGCTAGTGTATAGAACTGTCTAGTTTCATATCCGCTCTTAGGTGCGTCAACTTCTGCTTGAAGAATAACTGAATCGTTAATTTCTAATTCTTTGTTATGCGTACTTAACAATTCTCGTAATGTTTGATTAGAAGGATCACCATTAGCATCAACTGCTGGTTTATCTAAAATGTCAGCAAATTGTTGAGCATCTGTAATCTTTTTAAGTTTTAATCTGTATAAATGTGGAAACCATGTACTACTGAATCCTTCACTAGCACGACCCACGTCTTCAATAACATAGTAGCGTGGAAGAGCAATATCAAACTCGTTTAACGCAAATTGATCTCTCAAGTGTGGTAGTTCAATTACATCACCACTCAGTGGTTTACGACCGATATATTTGATAAAATCGTTAATATGTACAGTCATAAACAACGTGTCGTTGTCAATGAAAAGTCCAAACTGACTTAGATTAAAATCAATGTTTTGTACATTGTATAAGCCACGAATACGGTAAATTTCTTCGTCGTACTTGCGATCTCTATTTTCAAGAAACAATAAATCTTGTATATTAGTTTCTTTAACAGCGTTATAGATAGGCTGATCAGCAGTACCTTCAGTTGGATTTTTAGGTCCTTGGTATTTGTGTAGATACACGTCTGTACCGCCAGCCTGAAACATCTCAGAAATCTGTCGATCTATAAACTTGTAGTCTAGCCCTCGTTCGGGTTTGTATAAGGATAATCGTGGCATAATGATATTTATCGCCAGCTAAATATACTTGGAGAACTTAATATGGCCGATATTTACCCACAAGATCCGGGGCAATCTGATAGTACAAAAGAACGTAACGCAGTATTTGACTACGTTAAAGCCATGCTGGGCGACGGCATGATTGAAGTTGAACTAGACCCTAACCATTACGAAATAGCACTTAACAGGGCAATTACTAAGTTCAGACAACGCAGTAGTAATGCTGTTGAAGAAAGCTATATGTTTCTTGAATTAATACAAGATACTAACGATTATCGCTTACCTAACGAAATTATTACAGTACAGAGTATTTTTAGACGTGCGGTAGGCTCACGTAGCGGCCTTGGCGCAGGCGGAACATTGTTTGAACCGTTTAACTTGGCCTACACCAATACATACTTATTG